GGTAAGGGCTACGACACGCATTGGGAAGTCTTAAAGCTCGGAGTTGATCTTGGCGTCATTGATAAAGCCGGCGCCTGGTACAAATATAACGATGCCAATTTTGCCCAAGGTGAGCCCAATGCAGCGGCGCACCTTAAATCGGCGGACAATCTCGAAATGTACACTGAGATCAGAAATAGGGTCATTGACATGGTAGGTTTAACGGGGATATATGAGCAAAATAGCTGATAATATATACGTGATTTTAAATGGGATGTTCCCACGACTGTCTGCACCCAGGGTCATGAAGGAAATTTATATTTACTACAAAGGACAGAAATTGTTCTTTGATTTCTTTATAAAAGAACTTGGTGTATATGTAGAGGTTCAGGGGAGACAGCACACAGAGTTTGTCAAGCATTTCCATGGCGAAAAAGAGGCATTTCAGGCACAAAAGATGCGAGATAACCTTAAAATTCAGTACGTGGATGAACACGGCCAGTGTCTTGTGCGATTTAATTTCAATGAAAAAATAACCAAAGCCCTGGTACGTAAGAAGATCAGCAAGGTTTTGTCGGCGGGCTGTTTTTATGAGTAAGATGGTCTGTGATCTAATTAATATAGCGTACACACAGTTTGATTACGGGAGCAATCCTGATTTGTGTAATACACTGGAGAGAATTCGTGAGCGCGCACAGGCAATGGACGATAGATTGGCAGAATATGGTAAGGCCATAGAGGACCTTGGATTCAAGCGTGATAGGAGAGATTATGACTAGTAAATTATTGATAAATATACCTAATAATGAACGAGTGTATGGCATTACACCAGACGCACTCAAGTATAAAAAAGACTGTGATGATTTCGTCTGTCTAGAGGATGGTACCATAGTACGAGAGTGTAAGTACTGTAATCTGAGCACAGTCTGTAGGCAGGTTGACATCCTTGCTGATGGAATAACCATGCCTATGGAGGCTAATACACTACCTGTGTACAACCAGAAGGGTGAATTGGTTGAGTATGAATTGTTTTGTACCGGTATGTATGATCTACGTCCGAGATTAGAGCGCACAGAGGACGATAAAGTTTCATAAAGGGGTTGACAATGGACGAACAGTTGTTATCTTTTACTAAAGTAAAGCCGGATGGAGATTTAATAAACGAAATCTGGTCATTTAATGTGAAGAATCTACATGCCATATCAGATCTCACATTGAGTCAGTATGTTGTAGCACTTAGTCAATGGTTGGTGTATTACAAATCTCAAACTAATGACACCAAGGCAAGGATCACACAGTTGAGCACTGATTTAGAGTTTTTAGTGTCCACTTGGATGACTAAAGAGATACTAAAAGAACATAAGACTCAGACCGCAGCAAAGGATTATCTCGTCAGAAATAATTCTGGATCGGCGGTAATGTGGGAAAAGATGCAGCAACTCAAGTTAGACATGATTAAGGTAGATGGCATAGATAAAGCAGTATCAGAGCTAATATCAGCATTCAAACGCGAGCTCACGCGCAGAGACAATGAGCTGTATACGATACGTAAGGAGAGGCGTTAATGAATATTGTAGAAATGAAAGAATTATTCTGCAAACCAACAGATGAACGTGCATTATTGTCCTATTGCTTCAAAAATCTCGATAGTTTCTATGATTTGATGGGCAAGATGGATGCAGGAGATTATCTACACCCCGATCATAGCACATTGTTTACACTGATGGGAGCACTTGCTAAGCAAGATGTACAGTCTTTCGACCTCCCTATGGTAGTGAACACAGCACAACAAGTCTTTGGTGGTCTCGGTAGTATAGGTGGTATAGAGTATCTACAATCAATCAATGAAATGAGGGTAGATCCTAAGAATTTAGGCATATATTTGCAGAATGTACTGGAATCCAGTACTAAATATAAACTATACTATACTATTAAAGATAACCTAAAACAGATAGAGGACAACGCTAAGGATGGTAAGACTGGAGAGGACTTAATAGGTGCTATAGAGCACAAAATCCTTGATTTATCGACCGAAAGTAAGTCTATTCGTGAGCCACGCAACTTAGCCGATGGTCTAAGAGAGTTGATCGAGGAGCGCATGCACAACCCAGTAACACAAATGGGCATGTCAACTGGATATTCTATATTAGATAGGCAAATTGACGGCTTAGTACCTGGAACGTTGAACATTATATCAGCTAGACCCAAGATGGGCAAGAGTACCTTCCTATCAAACGTTGCGGCCTATGTGTCATATATAGCTGACCCTGCAATATCGGTGTTATATGTTGATACAGAGATGCCTTTTGACCAGTGGCGTGATAGAATTGTGTCCAGTCTAACAGATGTGAAAGAGCGTGCCATTAAGCACGGTGGTTATAACCAGGAGGACTATCAAAAGATTGTAGCAGCAGTAGATTTGGTGGAAAAAGGCAAATTATTCCATGAATTTATGCCAGGATACACTGTAGATAAGCTTACCGCATTATACAAAAAATATAAGATGAAGCATAATATAGGGCTGATGGTATTCGATTACATCAAAGAGCCCGAGTCTTCGAGTATTGCACAGAATCGTAAGGAATACCAGATTTTAGGCGATGTTACCACTAAATTGAAGGATTTAGCTGGTTCATTGAACGTCCCATGCCTAACCGCGGTGCAGGTTAACCGTGAGGGTGCAGTGGCAGACAGTGATAGAATCATTAGATACGCTGACACCATCATGCAGTGGATGTACAAGTCGGAAGAAGAGCAGAAGATTAAAGGATATGCAGGTGGACAGTACAAACTGGTAGTTAGGGAGACAAGACGTGGTGGTATGACGCCGGAAGAGGGCATAGGGTATATTTTTAAGAAGGAAACTTTAACAGTTCATGAAGCCGAGCCACCAGATCAGGTGATAGACTACGGCGATAGGGTTATGAATTATGGGGATGCAGAAGATGCAGTCGTCTAAAGATGAAAGATGGGCTAATTTCAAGGAAAAGCTGTCATATATTAAGGATATGGTAGACCCACGTTATTTGGTGGAGTCCCTTGGAATTCCTATAACAAGAGAGACAGCCAAGGAATTAAGAGGTCCTTGTGTTGTTCATGGTGGAGACAATCCGACGTCGTTTAGGTTCAATAAAGAGCGAAAATCATGGGTTTGTTTCTCTCATAAGTGTCATGATGTGCATGGTAATGATATCATCGGTTTGATTAGAGCCATGACACACACAGATTTTATGGGCGCAGTGGATTATCTTGGTAATCTGGTAGGAGACTTCGATTCTGCCATAGAAGCACTGAAATATAGGAGAGAAAAGGAACAAAAGCAGTTTATTGGGTACAATAGAGCAGAGACCTACATTCATCCAAAAGTTAGTGAAGACAGACTTAAGGGGTATCAAGGACACAGGTCACAACTCTTCAATAATGATGGCTTTTCCAATGAAACACTTGATTATTTCGGTGTTGGCGGCGGATATAAGACAAAAGATATGTTGACGCGCGATGTAATTCCCATTAGGAAAATTGATGGTGAGCTGGCGGCGTACAGCCTTAGAGATATCAGACCAGATGCTGCCTACGAGTCCAAATATTGGATCACACCTGGCTTTGATAAGGATAATGTCCTCTATAACCTGGATAAGATCGTGCCCGTAGATGGGCCACTGATAGTCGTGGAAGGATTCAAGAGCGTATGGCGCCTACATGATTATGGTATTAAGAATGTTGTTGCCTCTATGGGGTCAAAGATCACACAAGGGCAGCAAAAACTGTTGTTTTCCAACGCAATCTATGGCACAATAATTTTCTTTGATTGTGATGTGGCCGGAGCAGAAGGAGCGATGGTAGCGTACGAGGCCTTACGAAATAGAATGGATGTATGGCCAGTATTTATAACAGAAGCGGGGTTAGATCCTGCAGATTTGGATAAAGAGACCGTAGAGTGTTATCTAACACCGTATTTGTAAAGAGGTGAGAAAATGATAGGCGAAAACTTTGTAAGTTTAACTGGTACAATAACATACCCCAATTTGAAAACGGTAGGTATGAATAATAATAGTCTACTTAATGCTAAATTGGCTATTCCTACGGGGAATGGGCAGAGTCAGTACGTTAAGATTGCTGCTTGGGGAAGTACCGCGGAGGCTATAGCAGAGCTATCAAAAGAGACTTTTATTAAGGTACACGGACACATAGAAGAACGCTCATATGATGGTAAATGTCGTCATTGTAGTGGATATTCTAGAGTTTTTTGGACTAACGTTGTTGTTGATAATTTTATAGTTGTGGAGGAATAAAATGGCAAAGAAAAAAATTGTGATTAATAAGGAAATACCTGAGATAAACAAGGGAACCCCACCTATGGTGATGTTTCCACCTCGTAATTTTCAGTTCTCAGTGTCAAAAAAAGAGCATAAGATTACTATCCCACGGAAGGGTAATTACCATAAGTTGGCGCCTGGACTTTTCCCAGAGGAGGCAGGTGATTTCATGATCTATGACGAAGAGAATGCAGTGATGTACATGCCGTCGATAACTAAGGTATTATTTGCAGTTAAAAAGTACCCAGACTTGGCTAGTAACCAGTTATTTGCACCCATAGCGTTGCTTTTTAATGAGGACACTGTGGATATTATAGGACAGGTGATTGATATGGTACCACCCGGTACAGAGACATCGACCGTGATATAAGGAGAGGATTATGAATTGTTATAAATGTGATAATGGTAAAGATGCAGCTTTTCAAACCGATACTTACCCTTGTGCACACTGCGATGAAGAGAATTTGGTGGAGTATAATCTCTGCCCAAGTTGTGGTTGGATGTGGCGATCTGTAAATGGTACAGTTATTGAGGGTTCGGAGATAAATATTCAAGATTTAGGTGATTTTGCTAATGATATGCCTATACCCATTAATATTGCGTCACTTAACCCGGCGGATTTATCAGAAGACGAGCAGGCTATCTTGGATAATATAGGTAAGCACCTCACCAAGATTAATAAGATGGAAAAAGGTGAGGCATCTATGTCAGATTATGTACATAAGTGCTTACAGTGCAGCTCAACTGCTGTAGATGTTGATAATGGTATTTATAAGTGTACAGATTGTAGTTTTGAATGGGAGGTAGTGAAGTTTGAGTAAAAATTACTATGAAACACTGGGTATAGAGAAAGATGCTGATCAAGCTGCTGTAAAGAAGGCCTACCGCGGACTGTCTATGCAGCATCACCCTGATAAAGGTGGGGATGAGGCTAAGTTTAAGGAGATTAGTGAGGCTTATTCTACCTTATCTGATCCTCAGAAACGTGCTAATTATGACAATCCTATGTCTGGTATGGCCGGCAATCCTTTTGCCGAGTTCTTTCGCCAGCAGCGAGGGCCGTTTCGTGGCCCAGACCCCAATGCACCGCGAAGAGGTAGGAGTATCATGCTGGAACATGAAGCACCGCTGCATTATTTTATCTTTGGCGGTAAGTTAAAGGTGAATTTTTCTTTCAGAGACCCATGCCCGGATTGTGCTGGTACTGGTGCAGAGGAGAGAGCGACTTGTACTAACTGTAATGGAATAGGTCAGGTAATCGAGGCTAGTAGAAGTCAGGGTGTTTTCATGCAATCTTCTAGAGCATGTCCAGCCTGCCATGGTAGAGGATTTACATCGGCCACACCATGTGCTCCATGCACTGGTGCAGGTAGTAGGATCATAAAGAAGGATTTGATTCTGGAAGTACCTGTTGGAATTGGTGAGGGTCATGTTATAGGCACCATGGGTGAGGGTGGTATCGGTCTAAATGGAGGTCCTGCCGGTGATTTAGCAGTCAAATTACATATAAAATTACCAAATGCAGACGAGTTGACTGACGAGCAGAAAAAAGTGTTAGGTGAGATATGAAAAAACACACAAGCGCGGTTTCCCCTAAACCAACTATACACCGGCCCGAAAGACGGATTTATAGAGGGGATATTGTAATATAACAGTGGTTTATCTGACCTGCTATAAGGTAGGAGGACCTTATTTTTGGTTCTCCAATTACCTTATAGGAGGAAGGACTAAATGGCTAAGAAAAAATCAATAAGTGTGGCGTCGCGCAAGGCTAAAGGAAGAAGATTACAAAAATATGTAGCGGAGAAACTGTCTAAACTTTTGGGAATACCATTTGAAAAAGACGGTGACATAGACGTGAGACTCATGGGCGATTCAGGATGTGATGTTATACTAAGAGGTGATGCTAAAAAATTTTATTTTGATGGTATAGAGTGTAAAAATCAAGAGAAATTACAGATTTGGCAGTCATTAGATCAGGCAGCAGAGTATGGAGAGCGTCCTTTGTTATTTTTTAAAAGAAACAGTAGTAAAGTGTATGTAGTTATGGAAGATAAAGATTTTTTTAAACTGTACGCAGCTGCCAGGGGCAATATAGAGAATGTATAAGATTTGTGGCACATGTAAAAAACATAAGCCTTTATGGGCATTCTATTATAATAGAAATAAAAAATTTGGTGTAGCATCTAGCTGTAAGATATGCCAATCTAATTACGGTTATAAGCACTATAGAGAAAACATAAAGATTTATAAAGAGAAGAGAGTATTAAAAAAAGAAAAGCAAGCCGAATATGGCAGAAAATGGTATCAGAAAAATAAGGAACAGCATGACTTAAGGAATAGAGTTTGGGCTAAAACAAACCCGGAAGTAGTCAGAGTGTACAAAAAACAATGGAAGCTAAGAAATAAACATATAGTTAATGAGAATACAGCACGCCGCCGGGCTGCAAAACGTAAACAGAAACCCGTTAATACAAACGAATGTGAAATCAAATTTATATATAATTTGAGTACTCTTATGAATAGAAATCTAAGTGACAATTATCATGTAGATCATATAGTTCCACTCAATGAAGGCGGTCTGCATCATCAGAATAACCTACAAATATTAACCGCGCACGACAACCTCAAAAAAGGTAATAAAATTAGTTCAAAATATAGAGGTGTTACTGTCAGTGATGTTAATTTATGTACAGAAATAGTACGAGATATTTTAGGAGAATAAATTATGGCGAAGAAAGAGATAAAGATTAGTGCAACAAGGATTAGTTCTTTCCTAGAGTGCAAGTTTAAGTACTGGTGTAATTATGTAGAGCATTTACCTAAGGTACCCAGTCCTGCATTCAGACTTGGTATAGCAGTTCATGAGTCATTGGAACTTGCTGGTGAGATCTGGATGAAGAAAGAAAAATTCACGCCTGGCGATAAGAAGAAAATCCTCGATAAGTATGAGGAAGTGTCCATTGCAGAGGGCATTACGGAGATGACTATTCATGCTACAGGCAAGCAGTTGGTAAAGAAAAGAATTGATTCGTTTGATTTAGGTAAAATCCTTGGATTGGAGATAAAGTTTGGTTTCCAGGGTGGAGAGGACATTACCACTAAAGATGGTGTTCCTTTGGTGGGTGCTATAGATAAGGTAGTGGAGATTGATGAGGATACGCTTCTAATAGTGGACTATAAGACATCAAAAACAGCCCCTACAGCAGACCAAATGAAGGTGGACAACCAGCTGTCTATATACAATCTTGTAGCGAGTATGAAGTGGCCGAACTATAAAAGAATCATACTGGGCCTGGACCTACTCAAATCAGAGATGTTGTTTTCCTATAGAACTCCAGAGGAAAAAGAGGACTTTGAGCATTATCTTACAGCAGTACATAAACAGATGGTAGCTTTCACTAAGAAAGAAGCTAAGCCGTTGTTAAATATATTCTGTCCCTGGTGTGATTACAAAGAATACTGCACCTCTTATGAGGAAGCATGCAGAAAGTCAGACTATAAGTTTCAATCGGTAGTTAAACTTCCTGAGGCAGAGCTTGTACAGGAGTGGCAGGATGTAAAGAGTATTAAAAAGATTCTTGAAATGCGCGATAGAGAGCTCTCCATGATAATTATGGAAAAGATTAAGCGCGAGGATGCAAACCCCGTATGGGGAGATAAAGAGGTGTACATTAGACAGAATGCAAGAACAGAATATGATATCAATGTGATATCTAAGGTGGTTCCTGCTGATAGATTGGCCAAGATGGTCAGTCTGAATAAGAAAGCTGTTGAAACATATGCTGATGATAATCCAGCTGCTAGGGATTTGATCCGTGGTGCGTCATCAGTGAATTTTACTACGCCATTTTTGGCAACTAAAAAAATCCGTAAGGTAAAGGAGAAAAAGTAATGGCTAAAAGAAAGACGAAGAAGGTTCCCAAAGTAGAATCGCCGAAGATTAAGGTACTGGCATATTGTGATAGCCCCACCTGTGCGACTGGTTTTGGGACAGTTAGTAGAAATATTTTTGAAGGCTTAACAGCTACGAACCGATATCAGGT